GCCAAACTTCATATACGCGGCACTTCGGGTAACGTTACGGAGGGTGATTGTGGCGGATTCGGGGGCCCTCCGCGTCCGCCGCTCCCGGGCGCACAAGGCGGGCGATCACTCGCTGTGCCGCAACTGCGCGGCCCTGAAACTGGCCGCTCCCGCCGCCGCGGCTGACGCGCCGGGCGAGGTTACCGACGCCCGCGCCGAGCTCCGCCAGCTGGCCGCCCGGATGGCGGAGGCGCACCGGGCCGACCCGGGTAACGCGATCCTGGGCGCTGAGCTGCGCAAGACGCTGCTGGAGCTGATGCCGAAGGGCAAGCAGGATGCCGATGCCGATCTCACGGGACTGTTCGGCGCCCTGCAGGCCTAGGTTCTGCACTCCGCCGGCGGCCCGGCCGAACCTGGCGGCTGGCATCGCGAAGACCGCGGAGCTGCTCGGGTTCCGCACGCCGCTGGGGCCGGGGCTGATGCCGTGGCAGGACGAGGTGAACGGCATCGCGACGGAGCTGCTGCCGGATGGCCGGTTCGCGTACCGGCAGGTGGTGCTTGAGGTGATGCGGCAGCAGGGCAAGACAGTGGACCTGCTGTCGATGATGGTCGCCCGCGCGCTGCGCAGGCCGGGTACGCAGATCTCCTATACGGCGCAGACGCGGCTTGATGCCCGGCACCGGCTGCTGGACGTGTGGTGGCCGATCATCGAGCGGAGCAAGCTGCGGCCGTTCGTCGACGTGCGCAAGGGGTCGGGCAGTGAGGCGTACCTGTTCAAGAACGGCAGCATGCTGGGCCTGGTGTCCGGCACGCAGACGTCCGGCCACGGCGACTCGCTCGACCTCGGCGTGATCGATGAGGCGTGGGCGCAGCGCGATGACCATATCGAGCAGGCGATGCGGCCGGCGATGATGACCCGCGACGCGCAGCTGTGGATCGTGTCCGCGGCGGGTGATGAGACGTCGGAGTATTTCCGGGGCAAGGTGACCGACGGCCGGGCCCGGGCGGAGATGGGCGTGACGGAGAACGGCTGCTACATCGGGTACTCGGCGGCTGACGATGAGGACCCGGGTGACCCGGCGGTGTGGCGGCGGCGGATGCCCGCGCTGGGGATCACCGTGTCGGAGGAGACCGTGCGCGCCGACTATGAGCTGATGGAACTGCCGGAGTTCCGCCGGGCGTACCTGTGCCAGTGGCCGGATGTGGCGAAGCCGGGGTGGGACGTGATCGGGGAGGACGAGTGGGGTGCGTGCGCTAACCCGGGGGCGCGGCTGTGAGCGGCGAGGTGGTGTTCGCCGCCGCGATCAGCGAGCACTGCACGTGTCATCCGAAGGGCCGGCAGCACGCGTCGATCGTGGCGGCGGGCCGGGGCGAGTCGGGCCGGGTCACGGTTGACCTGGTGTGGTACGGGCACCCGTCGGGCGCGGTGGCGCGGATGGCGGAGCTGAACGTGAAGCATGACCCGCTGGCGGTGATCGTGGACGCGGGGTCGCAGTCGGGGACGATGCTGCGGCCGCTGGCCGATGCGGGGGTGTGGGTGACGTCGCCGCCGGTGCGTGAGATCGCGGTGGCTCACGGGGAGTTCCTTGACCTGGTGCAGGCCGGGGGGCTGGAGCACCTGGATCAGCCGCCGTTGACGGCGGCGGTGCGTGCGGGCCAGCAGAGGCTGCTGGCGGGGGCGCAGGCGTGGGACCGGCGGAATGTGCAAGTGGATCAGTCGCCGGTTGAGGCGGCGACGCTGGCGGTGCACGCGTTCATCGCGTGGGAGGCGCTGTCCGAGCCGGGTACATGGGTGGTCTAGACGAGAGGGAGACGACGTGCGCTTGTCCGCGGCCCTCCTGTCGTTGCGCCTGGTCCTGGCCAGCGTCCCGCGGCGTCCCGGCCTCGTCTCGGCGCTGCCGCTGGCCGTGTCGCTCGGCGGGGTGCTGGGCGGCGCGGCGCTGATCGGCACGTGGGCGCTCGGCCTGGCCATCATCGCCGAGTCGGTGTGCGCCGGCGTGTACGCGCTGTTCCGCGATGACGGGGCTGGCCGGGTGCCGGCGGCGCATGAGGTGCCGACGCTGGAGCAGGTCCTCGAGCGGGCGAGGCGGGCGTCGTGACACGGCTCATCGACCGGCTGATCCGCCGGGACGCGGGCTACTGGGAGGGCCTGGCTTCCGGTGGCGCGATCCTGACGACAACGTACGGCAGCCCGGACAAAGAGGCGGTCAGCCCCGCGTTCGCCGCGGACACCCGGTTCTCCCTCAAGGAGAACGGCGTCGTGTTCACCACGATCCAGGCGCGGATATCGCTGCTGGCCGAGGCGCGGTTCCAGTTCCAGCGGACGACGGACAAGGACCTGTTCGGGGATCCGCGGCTGCGGATCCTGGAGGTGCCGTGGCCGGACGCGAACAGCGGCGAGCTGATCACCCGGATGGAGCAGGATGTCTCCCTGGCCGGGAACGCCTACATCTGGGCACCGCCGGGCGAGGACCGGCTGGTGCGGTGGCGGCCCGACTGGGTGACGATCATCTCCAGGATGTTCCCCGCGGCGGGCGGCGGCTGGTACCGCGAGGTGATCGGGTTCCACTTCGAGCCGCCGAAGGAGGTCCGCCCGGACTGGGGGGAACCGCAGACGGTCCCCGCGTCCGAGGTGGTCCACTGGGCGCCGGTCCCTGACCCGGACGCGAACTTCCGCGGCATGTCCTGGATGACCCCGGTCCTGCGGGAGGCGACGGCTGACACCGGGATGACGCTGTACAAGCAGAAGTACCTGAACAACGCGGCGTCGCCGAACCTGCTGATCAAGTACGCCCAGCGGCTGCAGCCGTCGACGGTGGACTCGATCCGGGAGCGGACGCAGGCCCGGTACGGCGGGGTGGGCAACGCGTTCGGCACGCTGATCCTGGACCAGGGCGCCGACGCCACCGTGATCGGGGCGAACCTGTCGCAGATGGATTTCTCCGGGGTGCAGCAGGGCGGCGCGGACCGGGTCCTGTCGGCGGGCGGGGTGCCGGGCGTGATCGTCGGGCTGGAGCCGCTGCGCGGGGCAGGGCGGGGCTATCAGGAGAGCATGCGGAAGTTCGCGGACCTGTGGGGCCGCCCGCAGTGGCGTTCCCTGTGCGGGGCGCTTCAGAAGCTGACGCCGGGGGCGGACGTGGACGCCGGGGCGGTCCGGCTGTGGTTCGACACGGCGGACGTGGCCGCGCTGCAGGAAGGCGAGCAGGAGAAAGCGCAGATGAGCCTGATCCACGCGCAGGCGGTGCTGACGTTCCGGAACGCCGGGTACACGCGGGAGTCGGCGGTGAAGGCGGTCCAGTCGGGTGACGTGTCGCAGCTCGTGGTGGACCCGGCCGCGGTGGCGCCGCAGCAGCAGACGTCGCAGCACCTGGTGCCGCAGCCGCCCGGGTCCGGGCCGGGCGTGGCGCCGCTGCCGCAGGGGTCGCAGCTGCGGCTTCCCGTCGGCGCGGTCAGCCCGGCCGATGGCGGGAACCAGACGCGGCCGGGGATGCGCCCGGCGTCGGTGCGCAGGGACCTGAACGGGGTGAACGGCCATGGATGAGCCCATGCCTGCCCGGCGGGTATCGCCGTGGCCGCAGGATGCGGAGCGGTTCAACCCGAACCACGCCCCGGCCGGGTCGGCGACGGGCGGCCAGTTCGCCGCCGCCAGCGGCAGCAGCAAGAGCGGCAAGGGCGGCAAGGACACGCGGGCCACGCCGACGAACCAGCACCCGGTAGGTAAAGGCGAGACCGGCAAGCGGGTCTCGGACCTGCAGGAACGGCTCAACGCGCTCGGCGCGAAACCGCCGCTGAAGACTGACGGGATCTTCGGCCCGAAGACCCTCGCGGCGGTGCGGGCGTTCCAGCGGTCGCACGGCCTGGTGGTCGACGGACTGGTCGGCCCGAAGACGACGGCGGCGCTCCGGGCCAGGCCGGCGGCGGCACAGCACAAGCCGGCGCCCGCCCCGGTGAGCAAGACAGCCCGCCGCGCCGGTGACAGCGGCATCCCGGGCCACTTCCCGCACCAGCTCGCGCAGTGGTGGGAGCGCGGCGCGGGCGCGGCGAAAATCCGCTGGAAGACCCCCGGGGACTTCGACCGCTGCGTCCGCCTGGCCGTCTCAGAGGCGCACATGGACCCGGAACGCGCCAGGGGGTTCTGCGCGGAACGGCACCACGCGGCGACCGGCGAATGGCCGGCGACGCACGCCGCGCAAGTCAAGAAGGAGACCGGGAGGTCAGCTGTGACCACACCTGCAGGCGACTACGACGGCGACGGCCTGGACGGCTCCTGGGACGGTGACCACTCCGACCTGCCCGACCTGGCCGGCCTCGGCGTGTCCCACATGGAGGCCGCGGAGAAGGCCATGGGCATCACCCCGCCGGCCGGGCAGGACGCGCAGCGCGCCATGCCGAGGCTGGGCTCCGGGGCGCGGTTCGCGAAGCTGAAGTCATCGCTGGCCGCGAAGGGCGCGTCCGACCCGGGGGCGCTCGCCGCGTACATCGGGCGCAGGAAGTTCGGGAAGGCGAGGTTCGCGAAGATCGCCGGGCACGCCCGCGGCGGCCCGAAGGCGTCCCGGTCCGCCCCCGGCGAGCTGGTCCGCATCTACCCGCTGGAAGACATCCATATCCTGTCCCGCGCCGAAGGCGACGGCACCGGCCGGGTCGTCGAGGCGTACGCGACCGTGTTCGACCAGGAAGCGGAGATCCACGACCACCAGGGCCACTACATGGAGGTCATCGACCGGACCGCGTTCGACCAGATCCTGCAGCGCATCACGCGCGCCCCAGGCGGCCTCGCCGCGCAGGTCAAGGTGCTGTTCAACCACGGCAAGACGGCGGGCGGCGCGGAGGCCCCCGAGTTCCAGCTGCCCCTCGGCAAGCCGCTCGACGTCCGCCCGGAGCAGCGGGGGCTGCTGACCCGCACCGAGTACGACGCCGGCGACCCGTTCACCGAGCGGGTCCTGTCCAAGATCCACGCGGGCACGATCACCGCCCAGAGCTTCGTCGGCGGGATCATCCGGTCCAGCCCGGAACTCAAGGGCCCCGGCGACCGGTACCGCGGCCGCGGCGGGACGCTGACCACCGTGCGGCGGATGGTGCTCGGGCTGCGCGAGTACGGCCCGGTGCTGTTCCCCGCCTACTCCGGCGCCGAGATCCTCGGCGTCCGCATGAGCATTCCCGGCATGTCCGGTGAACCGGACGTGCCCGACGACGACCGCGACGAGGAGTCCGCGCCCGAGGGCGACGACGCCGCAGGCACCCGCGAAGAGGTGCACCCGTCCCGGGATCACGCGCACCGCCTCCTGGCGATGCGCACCGAGCAGATGTGCCGCGAAGCGGGCATCGGACCCCTGAAGGGCGGTTGGTGATGGCGACGATCGACGAGATCATCGACGAGCAGAACAAGATCCACGCCGAGCTGGAGCGCATTGCCTCCGACCCGGACAGCACCGAGGAGCAGGACGGCAACCTCCGCGACACCCTCGTCGCCCGGTGGAAGGACCTGGACAAGGACCGGGAGAAGATCACCGAGCGGATGTCCGAGCTCGAGCTGATCCGCAAGGCCAGCACCGAGCACGGCAACACCGAGTCCGGCGACGGCGGCCGGTGGGCGGCCGACGGCCGGTCCCCGGAGTTCATGACCCGCCGTGACCCGTTCGCGGGCCGGGAGGAGTCCCGCGACTACGCGTTCCTGCCCGGCGCCGACGTGGTCGCGCGGGCGG